GACGCACATGGCGGCCGGCACGTTTCTGGTCGGCGCGTTCGCCGGGCACGCGCAGATCCTCGACCGCGAGGACGTGACCGTGCAGGTCGCGACCCAGAACGAGGACGATTTCATTAAAAATATGCTCACGATCCTCGTCGAGGAGCGGCTCGCGCTCGCGGTCTACGTCGCGGCGGCGTTCGAGAAGGGCGTCGTTCCGGCGGGTTCGCTGGTGGCGGCGTCGGAGCAGGAGCGGGGATCGAAGAAATAGAAACGGGGAAGGGGAGGGGCGCCGCCCGCACGGCGCCCTTTCTGGTAGGGTGAGCCATGCCGAAGCGCAAACCTGACATCACGCCGGCAAACAAACAGGTCCTGCCGGATAACAAACAGGTCCTGCCGGATAACAAACAAAACCTCAAGAAACGCCCGAAGAAGAAGTAGGCCATGCGCCCGATCGAGATAATTATGGTGACGCCGCCGGCGATGCTGCCGGTGACGGTCGAGGAATTCGTGGATCACGCGCGCCTGAACGGCCTGACGGTGGACCGGCAGCCGGCGCTGATCGACCGGGAGTTGGCCGCGGCGACCGACCGCGCGCAGCAGTATTGCCGCCGCTCGCTTATGACGCAGACGCTGCGCGCCGTGTATGCCTCGAGCGGCTCGGAGTGTGTGCCGTCCGTTCTGACGCTGCCGCGTGGGCCGGTGCAGTCGGTGGCCTCGATCGTCTCGGACGGCGCGACCATCGACCCGACGACCTATGTCGTGATCGGCGACACGGTGGTGCTGCAATACGCGCTCTATAACCCGGCGGGCGTCGATTACGTGGCCGGATACGGTGCGGCCGCTGACGACGTGCCGGCGCTGATCCGCGAGGGAATCCTGCAATACGCGACCACGCTCTACGAGAACCGCAACGGCGGCCGCGAGGAGAAATACGTATCGGCGGCCGGGCGCACGCTGCCCGCGGGCGTGATCGACTGCTGGCGGCCTTATCAGATCGAGATATCGGGATGAGAGGAATGAGCGGATGAAGCAATCACCACAAACAGCCAACTGGTCCACGCGGTGCGCGAACCTATACGTTTGTACGATCGCGGCCGATGGGACGTTTCTCAGCGGGCCGCCGGGATGGACGGTCGATAAGATCGGCGCCGGCGTGTACCAGATCGAGCACAATCTCGGCACGACGGCCTATGCGATCATTCCGCACACGATGGTCGGCGCCGATTACAAGGCGCAGCCGGCGATCCAGGCGCGTGATGCTGCCAGCATCACGGTAAATATGTACGTAAGCACGACGCTGACGGATATGAACTTCGGGCTGTTCGTGATGACGCTATGACCGGCTCGGACCTGCGCGAGTGGATCGCGCTGTTCATCAGCGATTTGGCGCCCGATGGGGCGGGCGGGTTCCGCGAGGCGGTGCCGTCGGGCCTGAGCGCCGACCGGCCGGCCAACGTGCGGACGCCGACCGGGCGCCTGCAGTTTGCGGGCGATCAGCGCGCCGACCGGGTGCAGGAGATCGTCACGATCCGGTACGAGCCGGGCATCACGACGGGATACCGGATGATGTGGCGCGATGCGCTCTACGACGTGGTGGCGGTCAGGAACGTGGATAACCAGGACACGTGGCTCGAACTGACGTGCGAGCGGTTCGAGGCGGGGCAGCAGTAATGGTCGAACCGGAACCGGAAGTGCCCGAACGGGAAACGCTGGTGCAGCCGCGGCGGGTGGTCGGCGCGCGGTTTGAATCCGAGCGCGTGCCCGGTTGGGTAGTCGAGCTGTCGTGCGGGCACACGATCTGGTCGGCGGCGCGGCCGGCGGTGCGGCAATATTGCGGCCAATGCCTGGTGAAGCTCGCGAAATACGCGGCCGAGCTCGAGGCATCGCAGAAGAGGCCCGAATAATGCCGGCGCTCTACAAGGTGGACATGCGCGGGATCGAGGGCGTGCAGCAGAATATCCGCTACGTGCGCGAGAGCTTCCCGCAGTGGGCCGCCGACGCGAACGAGAAAACGGCCAAGGACATCCAGCAACTCGCGCAGCGCACGATCACGACGATCGACGCGATCGCGACCGGCAAGATGTACGCCGGGATCGAGACGAGTTCATCGAAGGCCGGCCTGGTGTGGGCCGTCGGCAGCAAGGCGGAATATGCGCCATTTGTCGAGTTGGGCACGCGCCCGCACTTCCCGCCGATCTCGGCGATCCGCGAGTGGTGCCGGGTGCGCGGCATTCCCGAGTCGGCGGCGTACGCGATCTGTTTGAAGATCGCGAAACTCGGCACGCCCGAGCGGCCGTTCCTGTTCCCGGCGTTCTACTTGGGAATCAGGAATCACATTGCCCGCATGCGCGAGCAGGTCGTCGGCGGGTTGAGGAAAAAGCTGGGATGAGCAGGCGCCGCGACCTCCGCACGCTCGACGATCCTGAGCCGCCGCCGCCGGCTGTTCCGCCGCCCGACCCGTCTTTGGGCGGCCGCTACACTGGCGCCGAGTGGTATCTGCCGATCGCCGGGCCGGTGCGGCCGAATGCCTGGTGCCGGTTCTGGACGTGGGTGCTTCTCGGCCTGCGCTGGCGCAAGGTTCCGTAAAGTGCTGCCAATCGGTGGGATTCAACAGGCGCTCTACGAGGCGCTTTCGGTGGCGCTCGCGCCGGTGCCGGTGGTCGATTACGCCGGACCGAATCAGGAGTATCCGTACGTGACGATCGGCGAGTTCACGGGCGCGCACGCCGACACGCTCGCCGAGCAGGGCGCGGACCTCGAGCTGACGGTGCACGTGTGGAGCCGGCAGCCGGGCATGCAGCAGACGGGCGCGCTGATGGAAGCGGCGAAAGACGCCCTGCACCGGCAGCGGTTCGCGGTTTCAGGTTTCCAGTGGGTCGATACGATCTGGGACTACGCGCAGACCTTGCGCGATCCCGACGGGAAAACGCGGCACGGCATCCTGCGGTTCCGCGTGATGACGTTCGAGCAACCAACTTAAGAAAGCGAGGGTTAAACGTGGCGAAATTTACGGGTAAAGGCGCGGAATTTTTGGTTTCAGATGGCGGCACGCCGGCGGCATACACGCCGGTCGGCCAGGTTTCGGAGATCGGCGACGTGTCGGTCACGGCCGACGAAGTCGAGGTCACCACGCTGGATGCGGGCGATTACCGCGACTACATCCAGGGCTTCAAAGATCCGGGCGAGTGCGAACTCACCGTGGTCTTCGATCCCGCGATGGCGGATCAGGGAACCGATCCCGACGGCCTGCTCGGGCTGTTCGCCTCGGGCGAGGTGCGCGACTGCGCGATCCGCTGGAACTCCTCGGGCACGGGCGGCGAGGCCTTCGGCACGTTCCAGGCGTTCATCCGCGATATGACGTTCAACGCCTTGAATCCCGACGATCCGCAGACGATCACGCCGCTGTTCCGGCTGAAGTCGCCGATCACGCTGGTCGATACGCTGCCGACGACGCTCGGCGGCAGGGAACCGGGCAAGAGCGATGCGGTGCGCGAGGCCGAGGCGGCGCTCGAGCGGGCGCGCAAGGCGGATCGGGCGCACGCGGCCGAGCGTACCAGGACGGGCCGGCCGGGCGCCGAGCAGGAGATGGAACAGGCGGCATAAGCGCATGCGCGAGAACATCCTGCCGGCATCGACCGAGATCACGCTCGACGGCCAGGCGTACATCCTGCGTTACCGGGCATACGCCTTCATCTTTTACGCGGAAAAGACCGGCCGCGACCTGCTCGCCGACCTGCGCGAGGCCGCGGGCGAACTGCTGCAATTGCAGGCCGCCGCGGCCGGCGACGGCAAATTGTCACTGGGGCCGGTTTTCGCCAAGATCCGCGACATCCTCTGGGCCGGCCTCGCCGACGCGCACCCGGAGATCCAGCGCGACCAGGTGGCGCGCCTGTTCGGCGTCTCGGACCTGCAGACGGTGGCGCCGCTCATGATGGCGGCGATTAACCAGTCGCTGCCCGCGGCGCCCGCAAACCCTCCCGAGGCGGCGCCGATCGTGAATCACCAACCTTCGGTCCCGACCGATGGGCCAGGCTCTGGGCCGTCTGCCGGGACGGCAGCGGAATTGGCGCCGCCGAGTTCCAGCAGTTGACGCTGCGCGAGATCGCATATCTCGCCGACGCGCGGCGCGACCGGGAGCAGAGGACCGACTGGTACACGGCGCGGATCGTGGCGATGCTGGCGGCGACGAACAGCAAGCGCGAGAAATACCGGCCGGTGAAGTGGATGGCGAATGGGCGCGAGCTCATGGCGGAAGCGGCGGCGAAACGGCAGCGGAAAGAGCCGATGACCGGCGACGAGATTCTGGCGCGCATGCGGGCGCTCGGCGTGCCGATCATCGATAAACGGAAGCGGAAGGATACGTAATGGGCGGAATCGCGGGCAGCGGGCTTTCGCTCGGCACGCTGTATATCAATATCATTGCGTCTGTCGATGATGCGATCAGCTCCATCCAGCAGTTCGGCAAGGATGTCGGTAATGTCATCGACGAGCAGGAGAAGAAGTGGGCCGGGCTGGCGAAGGTCGGCGACTCGCTCACCAGCATCGGCGCCGGCCTGACGCTGCTGACCGCACCGTTCGTCGGCGTGGCCGCCGCTTCGGTCAAGGCCGCGGGCGACCTCGAGGCGCTGCGGAACGCGCTCACGACCGTCACCGGCTCGAGCGAGGAAACCGCCAAGCAGATGACGCGGTTGAAAGAGATCGCGAAGCTGCCGGGCCTCGGCCTCGAGGAAGCGGTCAAGGGCACGCTCGCCCTGCAGAATATCGGCATGGCGGCGACTGAGGCCGAACGGTATCTCAAGGCGTTCGGCAACGCGATCGCAGCGGCCGGCGGCGGCAAGGCCGATCTCGAGGCCGTCGTCGTGCAATTGCGCCAGATGGGATCGACCGGCAAAGTCGCGGCCGAGGACCTGAAGCCGATCCTTGAGCGCGTGCCGCAGGTCGCCGCGGTCACGAAGGCGGCGTTCGGCACGATCGACACCGAGCAGTTGGCGAAGGCCGGCATCAGCTCGCAGCAGTTCCTCGAGACGATCGTCGCCGGATTGGAGAAGATTCCGCCGGTCACGGGCGGGATCAAGAACAGCCTTGAAAATCTAGGCGACTCCACCAAAGAGGCGCTCGGCAAGATCGGTAATGCGTTCGTGCCGGTGCTCAATACCATCACGCCGCTGATTACGAACTTTCTCGGGCTGATCGGCGACCTCGCGACGTGGTTTCAGAACCTGCCGGCGCCGCTGCAGGCGTTCATTGGCACGCTCGCCGGCCTCGCCGCCGCGCTCGGGCCTGTGCTGCTGATCGCGGGCCAGTTGGCGACCGCGCTCGCGGCTCTCTCGCCGGTGATCACCGCGCTCGCCGGCGCGCTCGGCGTTTCCGCGGTGGCTCTCGGCGGCTGGGTGGTCGCGATTGGCGCCGCGGTGGCCGCGCTGGTCGCGCTCGGCGTCTGGGTCTACGACAACTGGGGCGCGATCGTCG